GGTTGCAAGACCTAGCGCAAAAAAACGGAGCCAGCCCAAAACCCATCCTTCCGACTGAAAACGCAAACGGATAGCGCAAGACTGACGCAGGAGCAGCTTGCGCGGGCGCTCGGCACGACGACGCGGACGCTGCGCGAGTGGGCGAAGCGGGACGACTACCCGGCGGCCGCGAGCGTCGAGGATCTGGTCGCGTGGCGCGACGCGGCCGGACTGGGCAAAATCAAGGACGGCAGCATCAACGGACTGAAGGCCGAGCTAATGCGCCGCGACATCGCGTTGCGCGACTTGAAGCTCCAGCGGGAACGCGCCGAGGTCGTCGAGCGCGAGACGGTGCGCGAGATGCTGCGCCTGCTCGGCACGAAGCTCGACTTGCTCCTGCGGCTCAAGCTCGAGGTCGAGCTCGGCCCGCGGGTCGCGGGCAAGTCGGCCGCGGAGGCGAACGTCGAGGGCGCGCTGATCCTCGACGAGATCCGCGAAGTCGTGAACGCAAACCTCGCGCGCTTCGAGACGGACGCGATCAAGGCGACCGTTGCCGACGAGAAGCAGGCAGTCAATCAACCTCAATGATACCCGAGCTCAACGACCTTCGCCCGAAGTCCATCATCGATGAACTAGGACGCGACTTTTTTGCGGCGGATCTCGGGCGACCCGAGCACGACGAGTATTTGTTAAGCGGCAACTACTACGAGTGGTACTGCGCCTTGGCGCGGCATTACCGACCGCAGTCCGTCCTCGAGATTGGCGTCCGGCTTGGCTACTCGCTCGCGTCGATGGCCCACGGGACAAGTGACGAGACCGAGCTCTTCGGCATTGATATTGACGCTTACGTCCCCGGCAGTCTTTCAATTGCGAGGGCTAAGCTCGCGCAGCGATGGCCGCGGCGGAAACTTGATTTGCAGCTGATCAACTCGCAGAGGGTGCGGTCGTTTCCGCGCGCCTTCGACCTCGTCCACATCGATGGCGACCACTCGTACTCAGGCAAACTGCACGACCTGACCCTGACCCTCGGGTCGTGCAAGGTCGTGATCGTTGACGACTTTAATAGTCTGCACCAAGTGCGCGCGGCAGCGATCCGATTTCTCGATGATCATCAAGCGCGCATTGCGCGGCATTACGTGATCCCCTCTGTGCGCGGAACTTTGGTCATCGAGTTTGCAAGCTGATGCCTGACGCCGCCGACCTCATCGCTTTTATGGATACAATAACGAAAAAACAGACGAAACGAAAAGCTGGAGAAATTGTGCATTTCAACGCAATCGCCGACCGGGGCGGAGAATTGATTCCGATCTTGGAGCGCGACAATTCAAGGCTGCAACTTTTGAAGTTTTATCGTTTGAGTCGCAGAAACTCAAAAGGGGTTTGCGTTGCTCGCGGAGGAATTTTGGTCGGGCTCTGGGACTGTAGCGTTTTGGAAGGAAGAATGGACGGAGCGATCTGCGAATTTGCTGTTTACGAGCCAGCGTCTGACTTGTGACCAGCCCCGACCTTCTCGCCGACTTGCGCCTGCCTCGGCCGGATCGCGCGCCAATTTACGATTGGGCGCGGCGGAACGTGCAGCTGCCGGAGTCCTACGCGACGCCCGGCCCGTTCAACGTGCGTCTGTCGCCGTGGCTCGTGCCGATCTTCGATGCCTTGCAAGACCCGCTGGTGCGGCGCGTCCACTTCAGAAAAGCGGTGCAGATCGGCGGCACGCTTGTCGCGGATGTATGGTTGCCGTGGATTATCGCGAACGATCCCGGCCCGATCAGCTGGACGATGCAGACGGACGAGATGGTCGAGCGGCACGCGAAGACTCGGCTATGGCCGCTGCTCGAGCGGTGCCGCCCGGTGGCCGCGATGTTGCCGAAACCCGGCCCGCACCGGACGACGACGGAGATCTACTTCGGCGGATTCTTTTTGACCCTCAACGCCGCGAACCTTTCGACGCAGCAGAGCCAGTCGATCCGCTACAAGATCAACGACGAGTTGTGGCTCCCGCGATGGCAGGAGATTTACGGGCACGCTGTCGCGCGCGTGTCCAAGTTCGAGGAGGTCGGGCGGTCGAAGATCTACAACTCGTCGCAGGCTCCGGTAATGGACGCCGAGACCGGCAACGTCGAGGACGCCAGCTTCCGCTCGGGCGATCAGGGCGAGTGGCACGCGGAGTGCCCGGCCTGCCGCAAGCTGCATCCGATAGCGTTCGAGCAGCTGACCGAGACCAAGGACCGCGGCGGCGTCGTCTGGGACAAGGCCGCGCGGCGGGACGACGACACGTGGGACGTCGCGCGAGTGGTCGAGACAGTCCGCTTCCGCTGCGTGAATTGCGGGCACGAGTCGCCGGACAACGACGCGACCCGCGCGGGCTGGGCGAAGACCGGGCGCTACGTGCCGCAGAATCCCAAGGCGTCGCGTGAGGTGAAGTCCTTCCGCATCGAGGCGTTGGTGACCCGGCCGATGCGCCTGCTTGCGGAGGAGTGGGCGCACGCGGAAAACGCGTGGGTCCGCACGGGCGACGAGTCCGCCAAGATCGAGTTTAGGACAAAGCGCGAGGCTCGGCCGTGGATCGTGGAGAAGAAGTCGGTCAACCTCCTCGTCAAGGATAGCGGATACAAGCTCGCCGACCACGCGGACGGACAGCCGATCCCCGACGAGGCGATCCGGTTCCTCGCGATTGACCGTCAGCAAGACCATTGGTGGTGCGAGGTCGGTGCGTTCTCGACCGCGCAGGGTTCGCGCTACCGGCAGTTGTGGTTCGGCCGCATCGACACGCGGGACCAGCTGCGCGCGCTCCAGCAGCGATACAAAGTCGCCGATGCCTGCGTCGCGCAGGACCGCGGCTACCGCCCGGCGGACGTGGACCGCGACTGCGCGGAGTTCGGCTGGCGCTCGATGCGCGGCTACGGGCGCCGGACTTGGACGATGCGGGACGAGGCCAGCGGCCAGATGATCAACTTCCCATTCTCGGACCCGCAAGTCAGCGACTACCGCGGCGGCGACGTTTACTTTTACAACTGGTCCGGCGACTACTTCAAAGACTTGCTGGCCGCGGCGCTCGAGGGCAAGGGCGACTTGCGCTGGGAGATGCCGTCCGACGTAAACCCGCTTTACCTCGAGCACCTCAAGGGCGAGCACAAGGTGGAGGTCCGCACTGGCGTCTGGGAGTGGCGCGAGGTACGCAGCAACGCGCCCAACCACGGCCTCGATACCTCGGCGATGCTGCTTTGTATGGCGACCATCGCGGGCGTGATCCGATACGCGCCGCCGAAGACGTAGCAGGGCGGGCCGTCAAAACGCATTTGACGGGGGCCGCTTCTTTATGGCGGCTGACAATCCGTTTCTAGACGTTGACGCGGCGACCTTGGCTACGCTCAAGACCAAGGTCTTGGACGCGATCCAAGCCTGCCTGCTCAATACGTCGTACTCGCTCAACGGCAAGAGCGTCACCCGCGCCGATCTGAACACGCTGAACCAGATGCTCGGCAATATCGTAGACGCTCTCGAGTACCAGCAGGGCAACACGACGGACACGACCTTCGTGAGCTTCAACGGCAATTGACAATGCACACCTTCGACCCGGCAAAAGTCATCTCGCAGCGTCCGTGGTTCGAGCGCGCGCTCGAGGTCGTCGCTCCCGGCACCGCGCTGCGCCGGATGCAGGCGCGGGTCGAGGCCGCGCTGTTTAGCTACAACGCCGCGCAGACCAATCGCCTGTACGCGCCGATGCAATACGGCCAGCCGAGCGAGTCGGCGCAGACGGTACGCGAGCGGGTCGTGATGATGTGGGAAGCGCGGAACCTCGTCGAGAATTGCCCAGAGGTGAAGGAGATCAGCCGCAAGTTCGGGAACTATTGCACGCCGACCGAGTACTCCCCGAGCACGGGCGACCGCGACTACAACCGGCTCGTCAGCGAGTACTTTCACGACTGGTGCAAGACGGCCGACGCGACCGGGCGCAACTCGTTCCGCAAGCTGGTGCAAGTGGCCGCGGAAAACCGGCCCGTTGACGGCGACTGCGGTTTCGTGATCCGCCGCGTGGGCGAGGGGCTCAAGGTGCAGCTGATCCCGGCGACCCGCCTCGGCAATCCGAACGATCAAGGCGGCAACTCCGAGAACTACTTCGAGGGCGTCATCGTCGATGACTTCGGCGTGCCTGTCGCCTACCGGATCTACCGCGTGACGCGCGAGGGCGTTTACTTCGGCGCCGAGGACGTTCCGGCGGGCAACTTCTGCCACTACTTCGATCCCTTCCGAGTTGACCAGTACCGCGGCGTGACCGACTTCCACGCGGCGATTCAGACGGCGCGGATGCTGCACGAGATCCTGCAAGCCGAGAAGGCGGGCGTGCGGTTCGCCTCGCAGCAGGCGGCGCTTGTCTTCACGGACCGCGGCACGGCAAACGCGCGCAACCTTTTCACGCCGACGCCGAGCGCGACGCTCCCGAACGGGCAGCAGCAGAAGAACGAGTTGAGCGAGGTCGGGATGATCAAGTACCTCGGCCAAGCGGACCGCGTGGAGACGATGCCCGCGCGCCCGAGCACGGCCTTCACGGGCTTCGTCGAGCATTTGATGCACGAACTCGCGATTGCGGTCGGCATACCGCAGGGCGTGCTTTTCGGTACGCAGAACTACAAGGGACCGAGCGTGCGCGCGGAGTTCGCCGCGGCGGATCGCGTCTTCGCCCGGCATCAAGGCGTGCTGACCGACAAGGTACTCGACCCGATCAAGAACGCGGTGATCCTCGACGGCATCGCCCGCGGCGAGATTCCGGCGCCCGCGACGCAGGACGGCGAGACTCCGGTGCAGGCGCTCAAGCGCGCGACCCGCGGCGAGTGGCGCTTTCCGCCCAAGCTGTCCATCGATGTCGGCCGGGACTCCGCAGCGAACTTGAACGAGAACCGGCAGGGCGCGAAGTCGCTGCAAGAGATCGCCGCCGAGCAGGGCACCGATGCCTTCACTCGCCTCGAGCAGATCGCCGCGGAGGCCGCTTACGTGGGCGAGCTCGCGGAGAAGTACGGCATCCCCGAGACCTCGATCCGTATGGTCACGCAGCAGCTGCCCGCGAATCCCTCGATGGCCGCGGCGCTCGGCACCAACGTCACCGAGGACGCGGTCGATGCGGTCAACGCGACGACCGGCAATGGAGCGCAGGCTCCCGAGGACTTGGAACCAGACCAGCCCGCGACGCCTTCCGAGCTTGCGCGCTTTGCCGCCATCGATCTCACGCCGACCGACGCGATGGCCGCGGAGGCGCGCCGCGGGCTTGAGTGGCGCGAGAAGTTCAACCGCGGCGGCACGGCTGTGGGCGTCGCTCGTGCGCGCGACATCTCGAACAAGAAGTCGCTCTCACCCGATACGGTCCGCCGGATGGTCTCGTACTTCGCGCGGCACGAGGTGGACAAGCAGGGCACCGGATTCTCGCCCGGCGAGGATGGGTATCCGTCCGCTGGTCGGATCGCGTGGGCGCTCTGGGGCGGCGACGCCGGAGCCAGCTGGGCAAAGGCCAAGGCCGCGCAGATGGAGCGCGAGGAGTTGAGCCGTCCGGCTACCGTGCGCGAGGCGCTCGAGGCCGGACGCAACCGCGCGAAGAAGCCACTCGAGAAGCTGGCCGAAAAGGCGACCAAGCTCTCCGCGGTCCGCGAGAAGCTCGGCCAGAACGCGAAGACCGAGGCGCAGATCGAGCAGGCGCTCAAGCGCATCGGGTTCGAGCCGAAGCCGCCCGCGCCCGTGCCTGCGCCCGCGCCGGTCGTCTCCCTCTCGGATGCCCGCAAGATGCTTGCCGAAAAGGCCGAGGCGGAAAACAAGCTCTCTGCGCTTTTCGCCAGCGTGACCGAGCGCCGCGCCAAGATTAAGAACCTCCGCACCACCTGACAATGCACAGCGTTCTCGACGCGATCATCTCCAGCAACGAGCAACTCGGCCAGCGCGCGGAGGAGTTCGCGCAGCTGCTGGTTGAGCACGATAAGACGCTCGACGAACTGCTCGAGCGCATCGGCAAGACGGTGCCGGAGATCCGCAAGGAGCTCGACGCGCGGCTGGTCGATGCGGTGCCGGGGCTAGTCAGCGACGCATACGCAAAGTACAACGAAGACCTCGAGGCGCGCTGCCGGGCGGCGCTCTCCGAATCGCAGACGAAGCTTGAGGCCGTTCGCGCGGAGATCGTCGCGCTCGCGTCGCAGCAGTTCACCGCGGCCGAGAAACAGATCGGCGTCACGGCCGAACAGATCGAGTCGCGCATCCTCGGCGCGCTGACTGGCGCCGCTGCCGAGCGCATCGAGAAGCTCGAGCGCGGACTCGTCATCGAGATCCAGCACGCGGTCAACGCGGCGCTGCCTAAGCAGGAGTTCGCCGCGGCGCCGACGCTCATCGACTCGTACCGTGGGCAATGGCGCGAGGGTATGGTCGCGCAGCGCGGCGACTTGTTCTCGTGGTACGGCTCCACCTACCTCGCGCTCGAGGACACGAACGACACGCCGGGACGGCGCAACGTCGGACGCGAGGGCGCCAAGTGGGCGGTGATCGCGGCGCGCGGTGCAGGCGGTGGCGGTGGCGGAGGCGGTGATTCGCTGCCTTCCCAGACTGGCAACGCGGGCAAGTTCCTAAAGACGGATGGCACGACGGCGCTCTGGGAAACGATCCCCGGCGGCGGCGATATGCTCGGCGCGAACAACCTGACCGACGTCGCGTCCGTCACGGCTGCGTTCGCGAACATCAAGCAGGCCGCGACCACGACGGCATCGGGCGTGGTGACCTTCGCGACCTCCGGCGAGAGCGCCGCGCTGAAGGCCGTGCAGGCGAACGACGCGCGCTTGTCCGACTCGCGCACGCCGACCGCGCACGCCTCGACGCACCAGACCGGCGGCAGCGACCCCATCGACTTCCCGGTGGATTCGGTCTTCGGCGCTACGAACACGATCACGCAGGTCGATTACCTCGCGGTCAATACCTCGAGCACCGTAGCCGTCACGACGGCGAAGGCGGTATGGAACGCGACCGAATCCACGCTCGAGCTCGGGTTCAACGCCTCGACCTCGACGATGATCGGGATGGATCTGCACGCGCAGGGCTACAACCAGAGCGGATCGCCATTCAGCAAGGGACAAGTGGTCAAGGCGGATGGCTCGAGCGGGACGCGGCTCAAGGTTTCGCTCGCGCTCGCGACCAGCGACGCCAACTCGGCGCAGACGCTCGGCGTCTGCTCGCAGACCATCAGCAACAACAGCAGCGGCGTAATCATTACGCAGGGCGTGCTGCGCGGCATCGATACCAACGCCTTCAACGAGGGCGACACGCTTTACCTATCAGCGACCACGCCGGGCGCGCTGACCAACACGCGGCCGACCGCGCCGCTCCACGGCGTCCGCATCGGCTACGTGGTCAAGAAGGCGGGCGTCGCGGATGGCATCATCTTCGTCGACGTGCAGAACGGGCTCGAGCTCGAGGAGCTCCACGACGTCGCGATCACTGCCGTCCAGAATAACGACATCATCGCCTACAACGCCTCGACTACGGTCTGGCGCAACCGGCAGCTGTTCGACTCGACGGCGCCAGCGGCGCTTGCGGTCTCGGCGACGGCTGGCGTCTCGGTGACCGCGGCGCGCGTTGATCACGTCCACGCCCGGCCGACGTTCGACCAGCTGACGATCAGCGGCGAGGCGCAAGGCGACATCCTGTACCGATCCGCGACCTCGTGGGCTCGCCTGCCTGCGGCGACCGCGGGCTACATCCTCCAGACCAACGGCTCGGGCGCGAACCCCAGCTGGGCGCAGAACACCGGCGGCAGTGGCGCGCCGACGGACGCCGAGTACATTGTCGGATCGGCGAACGGCTCGTTGAGCAACGAGCGCGTGCTCGGCAACTCGACGTCGATCACGGCCAACTTCGGGACGGGCGGGCAGGTGACGCTCGAGCGCGCCGCGCTGACTGGCGACGTCACGGCCTCGCAGAACAGCAACTCGACGACCATCGCGAACGACGCCGTCACCAACGCGAAGCTGGCGAACGTCGCGACCTCGACGATCAAGGGCCGCGTGACCGGGGGCACGGGCGACCCCGAGGATTTAACCGGCACGCAGGCGACCAC